GTACTGCAGAATCTGCCGCAGCGCGAGGCCGTCGGTGGTGACGACCGCCGAGTCGGCCGCCCCGCGGGGCGCCATCGGCGCACGCTGGGCGAACGCGAACCCGGACCGGTGATAGAACACCATCGACGTGCCCGTCAGCGCCGGGCTCTCGACGAAGGTGAACCCGAAGAGCCGGCCGATGATCGCCTCGCGCAGCGCCGTGGCGGCGCCGGTGGCGTCAGCGCGCACGAACTCCTCGATGCCGAGCACCAGCGTGGCGGCCGACGGGGAGACGGCGCAGAACCGGTCACCCGCGGGCACCTCGGCGTCCGAGAGCGCCTCACGCGCCGCCAGGATCTTGGCCTTGACGTTGGTGTCGTCGAGGTCGGTCTCGTCGGCGGTGACGCCGTTCATGGCCGCGGCGACCTGGTCCTCGCAGCCGGCGGCGACGGCGGCGATCTGCGGCTCGGTGACCTGGGCGCCGAAATCGACGACCGACAAGCTGAGCTCCTCGTCGGTGATCAGCGCGGCGTCGTAGAGGTGCTGGAGCGTCACGTCGACGCCGACCTCGTTGATGGCCGTGATGTTGCCGCTGATGTCGGCACCGGGCGTGGCCTGCACGTTGGCGGTGCGGGGCTGACGCACCCGGACGGTGATCGTGCCGCCGGTGTCGGGCACGAGCTCGTTGCCCGGCGGACGGGCGACGGTGGCGGGCAGCACCAGCGTGCGACGGAGCAGGGGGATCAGCAGCGTGCTGATCCGCTTGGCGGAGATCATGGCCACTCGGGCGTCCTCCTGGGGAATCTGAGCCGGCAGGGCCGGCGGACGTTCATCCTGGAGGCCGGGTCAGGCCGCGCCCCGGGTGCGCTTCCACACCTGCTCGGCGAGTTCCTCACCCGACTCGGTGTCCGTGTCGGACGCCGACGACGCGCCACCGATGAGCTTCTCCCGCGGCCGGCCTCGGCCGCTCCGGACACCACTGCCGGTGCTGCCGTCGTCGTCGGCCTGGCCGTCCTCGTCGCTCCGGTTGTCGTCGTCGGGGTCGCCCTTGCCGGGCTGGTCGCTGGTGCCCATGGCGGGCTTGGGCCGGGCGCCGAACGCCTCGAGGATCTCGTCGGCCTCGTCCTCGAGCTCCTCGCGGGTCTTGCCCCGCAGCCATCGGGCCTGCCGGGGGGTCAGGCCCTTCGCGGCCGCCACCTCGGCGACCAGGTTCTTGTGCCGCTCCTCGGCGAGCTCGGAGCGGAGTTGCTCGATCGTCGAACGCAGCTTGTCCATGTCGGACTGCTCGGACGAGGAGGCCCGGGCCTTGAGCTCGTCAAGCTCGGCCTTGAGAGCCTTCCACCGGTCCTCATGCTTGCGAGCGAGGCGCTTCCACTTGATCACCTCGTCGCTGCTGGTGCCCGTGCCGGGCTCGTCGTCCCTATCGATGGCGTCGTCGTCACTAGTGCCCATGCGGGCGGTGTCCTCCGATCACTCCGCAGTCATTGATCCTACAACGATTGCACCATGGGGTCGGGCTTGGGCAGAGGTTCGCCCCGGCGGGCCGCCTCAAGGCCCTGTTCGAACGCCGCCAGGGCGCCACGGTCCCCGGTGGCCGCCCCGCGGGTCATGTGATCCCAGATCCGCCGGTACTCGCCTGCCTGACCTGGCCAGAGGTCGGGGTCGTCGGCCACCTCCGGCCTGTAGACCGGCTCGATCGAGCAGTTGCAGTTGTTGTGCGACGCGAATCCGGTACGCGCCGAGGTGTAGACGGGGCCGCGGCTTGAGAGCATGGCGCACCAGGGGCACGCTTTGCCGCTGGTCACTCTGATCCACCCGATGGCCTGGTCGTCACCGTCGACCGCCTCGGCGAGCACCTCGCGGCCGCCCCCGAGCACGAGGTTGCTGGCCGTGCCAGCTGAGCGAGTGAACCCGGCTCGGGCCGCGGCCTCGATGGTAGCGCCGCGCCGGCGGGCCCGGATGATGCCGGAGAGCGCCGCGCCGCGGAGATTCCTCAGAAACAGCTCATGCGGCGGCCCGTCGCCGGTCAGCACGGTGATTGTCCCGGCAACGCCCTCGGCCGCCCGGAACTCGGCCAGATACCGGGCCGCGGCCTCGGCGCTCTCCTCGCGGGCCTCGTGGGTGACCACCGCGGCGGCGTTCGCCCACGTGCCGATCGTGTGCTCGAGGTCGGTCACCTGCACGATCGACCAGAGCTGGAGGAGGTGCCGGAGCGCCCGGGCCCGGATGCGGTTCTGCGTCTCCTGGTGGCGGACGGTCGCCCGCCGACCGTCGACGGTCGCCGCCACCGGTCACCTCGCGCCCGCGCTGGCGGTCTCGCCCTCGGTTTGCCGGCGGAGCTCAGCGGAAAGCCGGGCGAGCGGATCTCGTGCGTCGTCCTCCTCCGCCGCCGCGAGCCACGCCTCGACTTCGTGCTGCGGGATGCCAGGGATGCGCCGCCAGAGCTCGCGGGGCGGCACGCCGAGCTCGCGCACCAGAGCGCCGAACGCCTGGGCGGCCTCGCCGAGTGACCGCACCCGGGTGTCGCGCCAGAGCACGGACGCGGAGGGGTCGACCGGCACGCCCATCAGCTCGCCGGCGAGCGTCAGGGCCTGCTCGTGCGCCTCGCCGCAGATCGCCCGGTGCTCCTCGACCGCGGCGTGATGGCTGGCCCGGGCGGCCTCGAGCGCCTCGGCCGACAAGTTGACGAGCTCGCCGAGCAGCTCGTGCGCCGGCGTCTGGCTGACCGTGGCCAAGTGGCGGATCGACGCCTCGCGGGACTCAATGTAGCCGCGGAGGTCGGTCTGGGCGAACTCGCCGACCTGCACGTCCTGCGGGCTGTCTTCGAATGTCATGAGCCGGGCGGCGCCCATCTTCGCCGCCTGCTGCTCGGACTCGGCGAGCCACCCGATGATGTACCGCTGCCGGAACGCCCCGTAGTGCTGGGCGACGAGCAACCCGAACGTGGTGACGTTGATCTGATCCTGCAAGGGGATCAGCGGCTGAACCACGCCACGCACCGGGTCGTCGAGGTCGTCCGTGTCGCGGTAACGCACCACCGGGCACACGGGCTCGCCGTCGTAGGTGACGCCATGATCCTCGGCGCCGACGAACTCAAACCGCTCGCCGGTCTCGCCGGGCGAGCGGAGCTCGTACACCGCCTGGTCGTCGATGAGCCTCCATCGGTTGCCGCGGCCCTTGATGAGCGCCGCCCGCGGCCAATCGTCGTCGGGCGAGCCGTAGGCGGCGGTCAACTGCCGGGGCGAGTAGCCACGCATCACCGGCACCGGGTCGCCGGGGAGAACGACCACGTACGACGCCCCGTAGGCGATGGCGGCGCGGTGCACGCCGATCTGGCGGGCGGCGAACCGGTTGCGCTGCCACGCCTCCCACACGGCGAGGTTGCCGGGCTGGTCGGGCGACTGGAAACCCTCGACGTACATCCCCTGCACCCGGGCGTTAACGACGTACTTCAAGACGTTCACTCGGGCCACCCGGGCCAGGCGGCGCACGTCAGCGGGGGCGTCCGGCGGGAGACCGCCCAACGGCCGGTCCTCGTCCGGGTCGTCGCGGAGGTACGAGCGGATCACGTCGAGGCGCTCGCGCTCCGCTTCGCGGATGCGCCGCACCTCATCTGCCAGAGCAAGCGCCTCGGCCTGATCCAACGCCACGACCGGGATGCTACCTGGCGTAGCCGGTTATGACGGGCTAGACCGCCAGGGCCCGGCCGGTCTTGCGGCGCCGCTTGCTCGGCCGGTCAACGCCCCAGGCCGCGAGGGTGACCGCGACGAGCGGCGCTATGTCGACCGAGGCGTCGCGCCGGTGCCACGCCCACGCATCGGCGAGTTGCCGCCGGCGGGCGCCATCGACGGCGGCGGCAAGCTCCGGCTGGCCGAGGTGCCGGATCGTGCCCCTGCCCTCGGTCATCACGGCGTCGTAGAACGCCCCGCACGCCTGGGCCATCTCGCGCTGCCCCACCAGCACCGGCTCGACGCCCGCCCGGATGAGCTCGGGGATGAGCGAACCCGCGGGCGCCGCCGGGTCCAGCAGCCAAGCCGACGGCCGCCACCGCTGGTCGAGCTCGGCCGCCCGCTCCGCCACCCAGCCGGTGCCGGCGCAGCGGCCGCCGTGGTCGGCGTGCCAGCGGCAGCAGGCCACCAGCTCGACGTGCTTGCACCCGTCCGGCCGCTTGCCCGCCACGCCGATCCACGCCGTGGCCCTCGAGGGCGGCACATCGATGGCGAACGCCACCGGGTCGCCGGGCTGCGACTCGCGGTCCTCGAGCGCCCCCCACACTGCCGGGTCGAGCACGGTGGCGGTAGCCGACCCCTCGTGCATGCACAGCACCTCACGNGCCCACTCCTCATCGGGCAGCGCGCCCCGCTCGCGCACGAGGAACTCCTCGGTGATGCGGGTGCCGAGCGCGGGGTTGGCGGCCGCCCAGGCCGAGCGGTCGTCGAGGTCGGAGCCCTCCGGCGCCGACCACTCGAGCCACGCGAGCTCGTCCTCGCCNGCGAGCGCCCGGTCGCGCACCCGGCGCAACGTGTCGCTCGTCCTGAGCAGCCCGCTGGCCATGTACCACACCTGGGGGTTGGGCGCCGTGGTCAACATGGGGATCGAGGCGCCGAGGGTGGCGGAGTCTAGGTACATCGCCTCATCGAAGATCACCACGTCGCCGCTGAACCCTCGGCCGGCCTTGCCGGACCGGGCCTGGTACTTGANCCGCGCGCCGATCGTGCCGCGGCCACGACCACGGAAGTGGATCGCCTCCTTGCCGTTCACGCGCACGATCCGCATCACCCGCCGGTCGAGGTCGGGGCACGCCTCGATGAGCTGGGTCATGCGGAGGAACGCCTCCTCGACGGTCTTGAGCTCGTGCGCCGTGTGCACGATGAGCCGTTCGCCGAACACCTCGACGCCGGCGAGCTCGCGCGCCTCGAGGATGGCGCCCTTGCCGTTCTGGCGGCCAACGATGCCGCCCACCTCAAACGCCGCCCACCGGCCATCACGCCGCTCCGCGAGGGCCACGTTGAGGAAGTCGGCCTGCCACGGATCGAGCACCAGCCCGACCGAGGCCGCGAACTCGACGGCCTCCGGGCCGGACGTCGCGCCCTCGGCGTGCGCCGGAGCGCTACGAACCCGCGGCTCGCGCCTGCCGAGCAGCACGTCGCGCCCGCAACTCGTCAGCCACGTCCGCCCGCGGCGTCGCCGACGCCTCGGCCACGTCCGCCATCACCGCCCGCAACTCACGCACGAGCGCAGCGTTGATGCCGCCGTCAAGCTCGGCCGCCAGGCGGCGGGCCAGCGTCGTGCGCCAGTCCTCCGGCACGCCCTCGAGCGCCCGGTCAATCCAGGCGGCGAGGGTCGCCGGCGTGTCGTGCTG